AACGATACAACTCCTACTGCCGCAGAGCTTACTACCTCGTTTGGTACTCCAGCTGCTGTTGGTACTGGATTTGTAGGCGTAGTTAAAGATGCTGACGCTGACACTAACTGCTTTGTAGTTGTGTCTAACGGAGTATCTTTCTTCTACCTCAAGTTTACCAAAGCTCTATAACAAGATGGGGAGGCTCGTACAGCTCCCCGTTTTTAAGGTGATTTATGCCGGATTTTACACCCTCTAATCCTACTGCATTGTTTTCTGCTCGTAGACTCGCTGCGGTAACTCCGTCCGACTCAACAGACCTCACAGGCGTTAGAGCTTTGTGGGTAGGTGGAGCAGGAAATCTTAGCATCAAATGTGTAGACGATAGTGCTGCGGTTACGATTGCAATACCGATAGGTGGGGTGCTCCTACCTGTATTTGCAAGTCGAGTCATGGCTGCAACAACTGCAACGTCTATCGTAGCATTGTACTAAAATGATTATTGGCATTGGAGGGTTTGCAATTACAAGAGTTGGAGGCGCAATTCCCTTGTGGACTCCAGCGGCTTTAGGCGCAAACCTTGGCCTTTGGTTTGATGCCGATGATGCCAGCACTTTTACGTTAGTTGGAACAGCGGTCAGCGAGTGGCGTGATAAATCAGGAAACAACCGACACGCTACCCAAGTAACCGCAGCCAATCGACCTGTTTACACCACTGGTGCGTTGAACGGCAAACCAGTAGTAACCTTTGACGGTGTAAATGATTTCTTAAGTCCTAGTGCTTTTACAGGCAGTCGAATACAAAGTTCCGCAATTGTAGTAGCTACGACCGCACCTACAACCGATCAGCATATTCTTGACGAAAGCAATAGTATTGCTTACGGCGGAGGTTTGTTACTGAGATTCGTCAGCACGAGCAAAGTACGATATTGGGCTCAAGATGCTAGTCCGATCACTGATAGTACAACTTCGGTTACATCAGGTGCTTACAACATCGCAGTAGGCGTAGAAAGCACGTCCTCCCGTATTTTAGCGTTAAATGGAACTATAGAGGCTACGGTAACGCCGGGTACTTCGGCTCGCAATGCCGCTAACCCTCGTATTGGAACATCAGTTCTATTTGGTCTGCCATTCAAAGGATCGTTGTCGGAAATAGTGATTGCGGCAACCAATCTTTCCACTACAGACCGGCAAAAATTAGAAGGATATTTAGCTTGGAAGTGGGGACTGGTAAGCAAACTGCCAGTTTCTCATCCCTATAAATCTGGACCGCCAACTTTGTAAGCGAATTTGTGGAGATCCCAAGTTTTATGTTTCGGTGTATACAGAAGGCATAGGCAATCTTTTTATAGGAGAAATATGCCACAAATAGACTGGGACGCCATTATGAACGGACGACAACAGAATCGTCGCCGATACCATGGTGCAAATGTTCGTTTTTTCAATGCTTACAATGAGAATCGCGAAAAGAGCTTTACTGCTGGTAGAGCAATTTTTGATGAGATTCCGTCTATCTCTATTCAGTATCCAGGTGGAGATGAGACTGTTAGACGCATTGAACCACAAGATATCGAGGAGTACCCAGACCTGTACGCCGCTTTTAAGGCTGGTAACGAGCCTGTAGTAAGCGGAACGCCTCTTGCTGAGTGGCCGCTTATGAACGGTGCCACCCTGCGAGAGCTGCAGCATCTTGGGTTTAAGACCGTAGAACAGTTGGCAGAGGCTCATGATGAGCTTCGTCGCAAGCTCGGACCAACAGGCCGTTTCATTAAAATGGCTAAGGATTGGATGGATGCAGCCAACTCATCTCAGTATCAAGTTACTACGTTAAAGCAGCAACTTGAACGTGCGGAGGCACAAACAGCAAAACTTAGGGAGCAAGTGGAGCTGTTGATGCAACGCGTGGAAGGTAACGAAGGCATTGACCTACGACCACAGAGAAAGGAGGTGATCCGTTCTACCGAGTTTTCTTACGGTTTAGATGAAGGTGAAGACGTTACTGCTGAAGAACCTATCGCTGAAGCTCCCAAGCGTAGGGGTAGACCAAGGAAATTAGCCGTATGAGTTTAGCAACGATTGTTTCAAATGTGGCGGCTGAGTGCGGGTATACCGTAGAGTCGACTGTTATTGGCTCATCAGAGACCACAACGAAACAGTTGCTGGCGATGACCCAGCGCATAAACAAGGACATTTTTGAGTCGTATCCGTGGCCGAAATGTTATGCTGCTGGGTCTATTACGCTTGTTAACGGACAAGCAACCTATGACCTTCCTGCTGCGTTTTCCTGGTATCAGTACGAGACATTCTGGAATAGCAGCACACGCTGGAGAATCCTTGGTCCAATGACCGAGCAGGAGTACGGAGAGATCCGAGGCTTTGGTCTTAACACTACTATTTATCAGCGATTCCAAATTCGTGGATTGAGCAATAGTCAGTTGCTTATTAGTCCAACACCGTCAGCAAGTGGCGACATAATTGTTTTTGAGTACATTGCCGATAGGTGTGTACGTCCTAAGACATGGACAGCAAGTACAGCCTTTGCTGCCAATGCTTACTGCTTCTATAACGGCAACTACTATCAAACTACTGCGGGTGGCACTACCGGAGCGACGGCACCAACTCACACAAGCGGGTCTGTGTCTGATGGCGGTGTAACGTGGACGTATTATAGCGGCGCTTACGATCAGTTCCTCGCTGACACTGACGTTAGTATCTTTAATGAGAAAATGGTTGAGCAGGGTGTTATTGAGCGGTTTGCTCAGATACACGGCCTTACTGGCGTAGTGCCTCAATTTAAACAACAAGTAGACGAAGAATTTAGCCGAGAGAACCCTGGCAAGATTTACTATGCTGGAGGTCATACTCGCGCTGAGTTGTTTGCTCGTAGTGGAACTGCTGTATTTGGAACGTGGATCTAATGGCACAGAACTATCCTCAACAACAACAAGACCCTCAGATTACATACCAAGATCCACTTGCGTACATTGCATGGCTTAGAACTCGTGGTCTCAATCCTCTGCAGATTCAGGAGGCAGTTGCCGCACGTTTCGGTCCTGGCAAGACGCCAGAGCAACGACAGAGAGAGCAAGAGTCGCAACAGTCAAACGCGCAGCTCGCACAGGTTGGAGGTGCTGTAGGTGGTCTTGTTGTTACAAACGAGGCTTTGAGTGGATTTCCGAATGTAGCAGGACTTTTTAGCTCTGGAGCAGGTGCAGGAGCTGGCGCAACAACTGCTGGCACTACTGCGGGAACTGCAGGAACAGTAGCAACCCCAACCTTAATTAGCGCAACGCCTGTAGGTGGAACAGCTGCAACAACGGCAGGAACAAGTACACTTGGTTCTGTAGGATCGGTTGCTCTGCCTGTGGCGGCTGCTGCAATCGGCATTAACAATATCTGGGAAAGTGGCATGAAGGATATTGTTAGAGGTCGTGGCGACCGAGCTGATTGGACAAATCAAGCTGTTAATATGAATCCATATACAGCGCCAATCAACATCGGGTTAAGGCTTTTTGGCAAACGGTCTGTTGGCAAGATGATGACCACCGGCAAGTCAGACGCACAACTTATGCGCGATGATTTCCGAGGCATCCTTAAAGAAACTGGCGTTGCCGATAAGAATTATCATGTAACGCTTGCCGATGGCTCAAAGTTTAACATCGGACTTGATGGCAAGACTCGCTACAAAAACGTAGGCGAGAACATTGACGGCAAAACTAGCCGACAGGCGTGGGATGTTGACTTCAGCAATCCATTGGCAAAGTACGCTACCGATCAGATTGATCCCATAATCCGCAACATTTACGCAGAAGCTCCTAAGCAGGTTAAGCCAGAGCAGTATACTGGAATGCTTGTAAACGCTGTGACCTCAAACGCAAAGTCTGAGCAAGACGTGCAAAACAACATCAGAGCTATGCTTGGTCAGTCAACCTTTGCAAAGCAGGCTGGTGCTCAAGTGCCAACACCAACTGCTCCTGTGCAACGACCTGCAAAGGGTGAGGTGGTTCGCGTTTCACCAGGAATGTACATGAACGATAAAGGTCATGTTGGTCCTGCAAAGACCGTAAAAGAATCGCTACGAGCAAACTATAAAGCAAGCAAGGGTAAGTAATATGGCTAAGGGTGCAATGACAAAAACTCCTAAGACAGGAGGACGAGTATACGCAGGAGGGTCTCCCAACTTTGATGAAAACAAAGGTAGATACATTGCACCTCCTCGCGGATCTGAGCGTCTTAGTCCTGGCGTGTATCGCACTCCTGGCGGCGAGTTAATGACTGGTCGCGGAAGAGTGTTGCCTCGACAAGGACAAGGAATTGGTCAGCGATTAACTGAGAGCATGACGCAAGCTCCTCCACCTAACTACCAAACTCTGATCGAGAATGCTGCTAATCAACCAGCAAGGCGGCCTCCTGCGCCAGGCGGGTTTTCTTCAATGATGCCAAATTATAATCCTGCCAGTCCAGCAATAGCGTATCCAGGGATGGCAATGCAGCAACAGCAACCTTTGTCTCTTAGCCAGGTATCGCGCATGAGTGGACCAGAGCTGCAGGCCATGGTTGCTGCAAGAAGACAACCACAACCGCAAACATCTGATATGGATATTGCGCGTCTTTTGGAAATGTATAGAAGGTAACAATGGCGTTTCAAGGTTACACAATGCCACCTCCGTACAATGGCCTCGACCTAGTGAGCGCCATTGACAACATGGAGCCAACCTATGCGTTGGAATTGGTAAACGTGTTTCCTGGTGCTGGCTCTCCTACGGTACGCAATGGCTACACAGAGTTTGTTGCGCCAACAAGCCTTGCAGGCACCACGCCTATTACGTTTACTGAGACGCTTCACAGAGCAGATGGGAACTCTGAGCTAGTTGTTGCAACGTCT